AGAAAATGGTCTACTCTTGTTCATCCGAGAGATGTTCAGGAAACAAACCAGGTAACTACCATTGCGAACATTACAAAAGTGTTCAATGAGGAACAGAAATTTCCGGAAATGGATGCATATACCATTTCCAAGATCTATGCTGACTGGACTACACAGGGAGAAAAAGCAGACACTACCGTGCTTACAACGGAGAATATCCTCAGCGTGTTTGATAAATTCCTGGAAGAGATGTCTGAAGGAAGAGTTCCGAAGACCGGGCTTCTGCTGTATGTCACTCCGGCAGTTAATACTCTGATCAAGAGCGCACAGGGAATTTACAGAACCCTGAACGTTGGAGCTCAGAACAGACTTTCCAGAGCAATCACGGCTCTGGAAGAAGTAGAAATCTCAGAGGTTCCGTCCGAATTGATGAAAACACTGTACAACTTCACTCAGGGATGGAAACCGGCCGCAGGTGCGAAACAGGTTAACATGATGCTGATTAACCCGATTTCCGTTATCACACCGACCAGCTATGAGTTTGCAAAACTCGATCCGCCGTCTGCTCTGTCTGAAGGAAAGTATGTATATTACGAGGAGTCTCACGAAGATGTATTCGTGCTGAAGAATAAGAATAAAGGAATCAGAATGTCTGTAGAGGCGTGATGATCGGATTACGTGCCTGGGTTTTCCCGGGCACGAATAGTGAATGAAGGAGGGAAAATAGTGAGTTATACTGCACAGAAAGCCAATCGTGTACTTACCATTGCAGAAGAAAAAGCAGAGGAATATGCAAAAATGGGTTATGTAATTTCTAACGAATCAGGAGAAATGGTGATCGAGCCGGAAAATCTTGAAAGAAAAGTAGTGGAATTGGAGGCAAAACTGAAAGAAGCTACCCTGTACGCAGAGAATGCCGATAAGAAGATCGAGGAGCTTCAGGCGGAAAATGCCGAGCTGAAAGCTGCACTCCAGGCACAGTCTACAATGGGAGCAGTTGTGCCAGATGCACCAGCTTCCAGAAAGAAGACCACAAAGAAGACAGATCAGGAGGCGTAAAGATGCAGCTTGCACAGAAAGGTAATGCTGTATGTAGGATTCCGGATTCTAAGGCAGCTTACTATAAAGAACTGGGGTACAGCCTCACAGATCTGAATGAGAAACCTGGACAAGTAGGAGCGATCCATCTGGATGATCCTGCCGGACAGAAAAAAGAAGAGAACAAGAAAACCAAAGACTGAGAGGTAGGTGTGGTATGGAAAACGGAAAGTATGCAGATTATGCCTATTACACCAAGAACTATCTTGGCACTGAGATTACTGCTGAGAAATTTGGCCCGAATATGCTGGCTGCATCTGCGCTCATTGACCAGCTTACCTTCGGTAGGATCCACAGGCTGGATACAGTTCCGGAATCTGTAAAAAGAGCTGCATGTGCGGCTGCAGAATGCCTGTATCAGAATGAAGTGAGAGCAGAACGCGAGATTACGTCCGAGAGCAATGATGGTTATTCCGTGACTTATTCCACCGGGGGAACACAGAAGGATGCGACTGCAAATGCTGTGGCAAAGATACGGTCTTTCCTGGCTTCGACAGGTCTGCTGTATCGAGGATTTTCCAGACAGTACGATTTTAAGGACGGTGATGGACCATGATAAACGCCATTGAAGAAATGACGATATTCAATGCAATCACAGGTCCGGACAGGAGAGAATCTTATTTTCCGACTAGAATCTATGGCATCAGCTGGTATGAAAACAGCGGCGTGTCTGGAGCTGACGGGTATAAAAAGAGTCAGGATGCCTATGCTATCCGGATTCCATATACAGCACATATTCAGGATAACCGAACATTCCTGCCGCCTGAGGAATACCGAAGACTGCCACTGGAAAAGATTCCTAAACACTGGACGATACAGGAAGGAGACTATATTTTCCCCAAGCTGATGTACCCTAAACGTTGGCGCTGGGATGATTTCAGTTTCCGGACAGGGATGATCGTTCCGGAGTGGAATGATATTGAGGCTGGCATTTATTACGGCAAGAAATGGCGTTGGGATCCGTTCAGCTTCCGTTATGGTAGAATTACCGCAAGTTCAATCAGTGATGTTGGCGTGTATCTGAACAAGAAATATGGCAAGATGATAAAGGTTACTGGGTATGCGGACAATACCAAAAGAGGAAGTCCGAGGGTAAGACACTGGAAAGTAGGTGCGGCATGAGCGGTGTAGGAAAGATCACAACCCCGGGAAGCAGCTTTTTTAGTGGAAAGAACGGAAAAGGGACATTTTCATGGGCATCAGGCTTTGCCAACAGGATGAATGCTAACTTTCGAAAAAAACAGGCATTCGTGGACTCAGAAGTTCTCAGGAGATGCGATCCCAGGGTACCGCTCAAGTCAGGCTTCCTGAAGACTTCCGGAAAGCTGGGGACCTCTATCGGAAGCGGCGAGGTTAGGTACACAGCACCTTATGCAGCATATCAGTATTATGATACCGCTGAGACACGATCTTATGACGCGAACCGTGGTGCAAAATGGTTTGAACGTATGAAAACATCTGAAAAAGACGATATTCTGCGGGGAATGAAGCAGATTTGAGGTGTAGAAATGGCAGTGAAAAGTATTATTGAGGGCATTACGGAGTTTTTTCTTCAATGCCCTCTTTTGCAGGATGGCATATTCAGGGTAGATGCACTTGGACAGGATGCCGTGGAGTATGTGATCGAAACAGGTATCTGTGATCCGATCATACAGAGGTATGTGGACGGCAGCACTGAGCGGCAGTATCAGTTCCAGTTTGGATCCCGGGAATATTACAGCATGGACAGGCTCCAGAACATTGAAAACTCACAGTTCTACGAGCGGCTTGCTGACTGGATTGAGGAAAATAGCTTATCTGGGAACCTTCCGGAAATGCCAGAGGGAATGTCGGCAGAGGAAATCGAGGTGCTGTCACCCGGATATATCTATGATGGAGCAATGGAAAACGCAAGGTACCAGATAGCCTTGCGATTATTATATTACAAGGAGGCAACGAAAAATGAGTGAGACAACAGGAAAAAGAGACGTTGTACAGCGACACCAGATTGCCGATTATCTCAATATCGGCACATCGGAATCTCCGAACTGGGTTCTTATGGGAGTTGGTTTTACCAGTTTGAATGAAACCTTCGGAGCGGAAAGTGAAAGTAGCAAGTATGTGAATGAAGCATCCGAAAGTTCTTCTGTGACATCGTATAAATCGGTGTTCCCGTTTGAGGCACATCTGATCAAGAGCCAGGAAGCTGTAAACGCCCTGTACACGGTTGGAAGAAATCATCTTGTTGGAGCAGAAGCAGAATTTGAATACTGTCGAGTGGAACTGTTCGAAGGAAAAGCATCGGCAGAATCTACCTATGCGGCACGTAAATTCCTGGTTTCTGTTGAGGCATCGACCCTTGAAGGCGATAAGAAACAGTCTGTAAAAGGAAACCTGAATGCAGTAGGAGATCCGGTAGATGGATATTTCAATACAAAGACACCTGCGTTTACCGCAAAGTAATAAGAGGAGGATATGAGCATGGTAATTAATGGAGTAGAGCTGGAACTGGATCTTCTGGATGCAGATGATGATGTGCAGGAAGTATTTCACAACTGGGATGAATAATAAATTTACAAAAAGAGGGCAGACCATAACAGATGGTTTGTCCTTTTTTTGTAAAACGCTGGAATTGTAGGGTGAAATGGTATATCATAATATTGTATATGCTTTCTGCGAAAAACAGGATGTTTCCGATACAAGGAGGTTTTTATGAAAAAAATACTTTTTGCAGCTTCTGAGTGCGTTCCGTTTATCAAGACCGGGGGACTTGCGGACGTCTGCGGCGCGCTTCCCAAGGAATTTGACAAGGAAGAGTGGGATGTGCGGGTGGTTATTCCGAATTATAGCTGTATTCCGGAAAAATACCGCAGCCAGTTTGAGTATGTGACGCATTTTTATATGAGCGCCGGGACTTATATCCAGGACAAGTACGTCGGGGTTCTTCAGTATGTGCTTGATGGCATCACCTACTATTTTATCGATAATCAGGAATACTTTAACTGCATCGTGCCTTATGGGGACATCCGGTTTGACATTGAGAAGTTCTGTTTTTTTGACAAGGCGGTACTCTCCATTTTAAAACAGATCAATTTCCGGCCGGATCTGATTCACTGTCACGACTGGGAGACGGGACTGATTCCGGTTTATCTGAAAAATGAGTTCCAGGCGGACTCCTTTTACTGGGGCATCAAGTCGGTCATCACGATCCACAACTTAAAGTTCCAGGGAATCTGGGACATGAAGACAATGCAGGGACTGACCGGTTTCTCGGCGGATCTGTTTACGCCGGATAAGCTGGAGTTCCAGAAGGACGCCAACATGTTAAAGGGTGGACTGGTGTATGCGGATTACATCACGACCGTCAGCGATTCCTATGCGAATGAGATTCAGACGGAGTATTACGGGGAAGGGTTAAACGGTCTGCTCTCGGCAAGACATTACGACATGCAGGGAATTGTAAACGGAATCGACTATACGGTTTACAATCCGAAGACGGATCCAAAGATCTATGTCAATTACGACGCCGCGGATTTCCGCAAGAAAAAGCCGTCCAATAAGATGAAGCTGCAGGAGGAACTGGGACTTGCCGTCGACAAGAAAAAATACATGATCGGCCTGATCTCAAGACTGACGGACCAGAAGGGACTCGATCTCATCAATTACGCGATCGACCGCATTGTGGACGACTATACGCAGTTCGTGGTCATCGGAACCGGTGATCCGCAGTACGAGAATATGTTCCGCCACTATGCATGGAAGTACGGCGACCGTGTCTCGGCGAATATCTGCTACTCGGACGAACTTGCCCACAAGCTGTACGCGGCTGCGGACGCGTTCTTAATGCCGTCGCGGTTTGAACCGTGTGGACTGACGCAGTTAATCTCTTTTCGTTACGGCACGGTGCCGATCGTGCGGGAGACGGGCGGACTCCGGGATACCGTAAAGCCGTACAATGAGTACGAGAACACCGGAGACGGATTCTCGTTTGCAAACTATAACGGAGACGAGATGTTAGGCGTGATCAACTACTCCAAACATATCTATTTTGACCGCAAGAAGCAGTGGAACCAGATGATTGACCGCGGAATGGCAAACGACTATTCCTGGAACAATTCCAAGGGACGCTATGAGGGATTGTACCGCTATCTTCTGGGAGAAGTGTAGCGTGAGCTGACATAATATGACGCTGGGTGATACATACTAAGCAGGGTGCAATTTTGCACCCTGCTTTTTTATGCAATTAGTAAAAAGAGAAGACCGAAGGAGAGGGAGAAACTATGTCAGAAAAACAGGAACAGAAAAATGAGGACATCCGGGAATTCGGACAGGTTGCGTTAAATAACAACCGGGAGAACAACCGG